TGCTTGTTTGATACAGAGTTTCTACCATCCATATCGATATCCACAGCACAACCTGTCAGGTGCAAAGAGGTGGATGAACCCTTAATCTTTTTGTTTAACGCTGGTGATCTGTACCAGGAAGATATGTAGATAGGTACGCCAAAGTGTTCACGCACCTTATCAAGCAGATTCTTAGCTAGATACTCAGCGTTCTTCTTTACCTCTTTGGTGGCGCTGTTATCTATGCCAAGCCGCTTAGCATCGTGAGATGCCTCTACTTCTGACAGTCTAAAATATCTACTCTCCATCGTATCTTCTTGGATTTTTCTTCACACCATCTGCCGAGTCACGTAGAAATAACATAGTAAAGCCACCTACGATGAAGACTGAAGCTTCAGTGAGGGTGGCCTTCTCTAGGAATACCAACACGAAACAGGCAATTATCATAGCTAAGCCCAGAAGTGTTGTTTTCCAATTTTTAAATATACGCTCTATCAGCAAATTCATTTTTCGTTCTTGATATCTCTATGCCATCTCCATATGGTATAGCAGAAAGAAGCGATCATAACAAATAGTCCAGCAATCTGATGAACTTGTGCTAGCGTAAGACCTCCTATAGTCAAACCCCAAGATGCGGCTACCGCTTCTGTGCTGTCGTTTTTCACGAGTAATAATCTTTACTAGATTACTTATTTAAACCTAAACCCAGACCCAACATAACTTAGGCAATGTAGGCTAGCACCTTTCCACTAGCCACGGTTACAGATGAAAACAATCCATACACAGCAAGGTTAGCTGGCAGAGATACTGATGACAGATTATCGCCAACTGCATCAAGAGATACAGCACTAACGGTAGATGTTTCTAGGGGCAAAATAACTCTATATTCTTCACCTGAAACTGGTACGAAGGCAGATGTAATAACTCTGAAACCAGCCTGTCCAAAGGACTGGCGGTAGAAGTTAGTATCCGCTTGGATATTCTCGTGAGCCATATTTAGAAATTTTTAAAAAGTCAATAGTCTGTTATGCAAATATACGTTATTCTCCAGCTAGGATTTTCATAATGTCATCCTCCTGCTCGTCAGTAAGTTCAGGTCTTTTGCCCTGTCTTTGTGAGATTAGTTTGGACTGAGCGACAGCCTGTTTGTCGATTCGCTCATCTTTCTTCTCCTCCTTCATCTCTTCCATAGCCTGCATCTGCTGGGTCTTCTCTTGATCTTGCTGCTGCTGGACTCCCATCTTTACCTGCTCCAGTTGCATCTTCAGGCTGTACTCAACTTGCAAAAGCTGTGACTTAACTTGGGCCTCAATCTGCATTTTCTGCACCTCTAGTTGAGACTTCAGTTGCTCCAGCTGAGCCTCGCCCTGTGCACTAGCCTGTGCGGTCTGAATGTTTGCCTGTGCCTGCATCTGAGAGTTCTGCGCTGCGATCTCCTGGCGCTGCTTGATACGCTTCTTTCTACGCACGATAAGCAGCTTCTCCGCCTGGTCTACGTCACGAAGCTGTCGGATAGCGATGGCATCTTCTAGGTCAATTTCTCCAGTGCTAAGTGCCGCCTGGATGTTAGCCTCAAGATATGCCTTGTCTTGGTCGTTCATCTCAGTTACCACACGCACACCGAAGTTATACATAGGCAAGTCCTTAAACGAACTGAGTACCGTCATATTCTCCCTGCCGATAGCGTTTTCGTATGACTTATACAGCACAGAGTTCACGGGGATGATTTGAAGGCATTTAACGACATCTTCACATACTCTGCGGTAGAGTACCATAGATGCGTTAGTAATGTCGTAGATCGCATTATTTCCAGCCGCAATGGCCTGCTGACGTACACCTACCAGTTGCTCTCCTTTTGGAGTAGAAGCGTCCATAGCCTCGTTGATACCGGTAGCATCACGAATCATACGCAGGTAGTGGTTGTACAGCGTAATCAACTCGTTGATGTTTCTGATGCTGTTGTCCAGTGAACGTACAGGTGGGTTCTGGAATGATCCATCAGGGTTCTTAGAACGGTAGTAGAATATACCCGTCTGTTCGTAGATGTCTTGGATATCCAGTGGCTGCAGTTCTCCACCACGTCCGAGTTGTACGTTCTCAAGACCTTCGATGTCTACAAGCAATCCGTCAGGCTTAGCCTTAGCAACAGACTGTTGAATCTTCAGGTGAGAAAGCTGGAGTTGGTCTGCGAATCCAATAACACCGCTGACCATAGACTTTGGGATCATACGTCTGATGTTTGTCGCAACAACAGAGTAAGAGAACCTAGTTCTAGAAAGATCGTGAATGTTTTTCGGGATATTCTTCTTCAGACCGTAATCGAACAAGTAATCTGTACCTACAATGTACTTACCTCCGTATAGCGTGGCATTGTTCATTGCCACTGGCTCTCTGTCATAAACTGACTGCGCTGGAGCCTTGTACGTGTATCCCTTGTAGTAGAATCCTTCGTTACCGAATCTAGATGTCTTCTTCTCGAAAATAATCTGGTCTACGCTCACGAACTCAAAGTCCATAATCTCTACGGTGAACTCATCGTATCCGTAGTTGTATGAGCTGAGAGATGGATCAAAGTGCATATCCATCAACCTGTCTGCGTTGTTTCCAAGTCTATTGGCTACGCTGTTTGCAATTCTCTTGTACTCATCTTCCGTAAACTGGTCTCCTGCAATACGCTTCAGCTCCTGAATTGTCATCCGCTGGATACTGCCCATATACACACAGTCTGTGAAGTTAGGGTCGTCCGTAAAGCTATGGATGAAGAACGCTGGGTCTACATACTTGGTCTTGATGCCGTAGTTAGGGTCATTGTCTCTCTTGACAACAGCCATACCCAGTGTTACGATATCTTCTACGTTACGTCTGTAGATTCTTTCATTGAAGTCGTTCCAAGACAGAGTCAACCTTGTTGCAATCTGTGCAGCAATCTCTGCACTTGTCTTTACTGAAGACTCCAGGAAGATCTCTGCCTCCTCTGTCGTGTCAGGCAAATCATCGGGATTAAACTTGACATCAATACCAGCGTCTCTTGCCTGGATGATGGCAGCCTTGTTCTCGATGCGGAACTTGATCTTAGCCTTCTCTTTATCTTTCTCCGTCTGAGAGATAGGATCGATAGCGTCTACATTAGGGAATGGCTCAGTGGACAGAATCTTATTAACGACAACCTTTACAAACTTGGGGACAATTGGAACTGGAGTCCAGTCTAGCGACATAAGCGCACCGTCTCCATTGTTAGGGTCTAATGACGTTAAGATCTGCTTATAGATGTTGGTATCTTGCGTACCATTTGCGTAGTCTCGGTTTATCTGAAACTCCTTCCATCTTCTATTGTATAGTGAACCAGTAGTATCTGTTCCACCCCACTGAGCATATACGCCTTTCGCATACTTGAGCCCGTATTCCTTTGTGACCTTTACAGCGTGTGGCGCTAGCGGGTCAGGGAATCCGAGTCCTGAGCTCAATCCTACATCATCTATCATACGTTAAGCCTTATTTTACGACATAGTGTCGCATATTTCATACAAAGGTATTGAATTATCGAACTATTTGTTTTACCTTGCGGAAGAACACTTTATCATTGAAGTTCGTAGTCTTTTTCTCCTTTACAACTTTCTGCGCTGCTAGTAGTGCGAGACCGGAAGATATAGACAAGTCATACTTGGTCCTGTCGTCTATCTTGAAGTTAATCCAATCCTCAAGTGTTCTACTGAAGTACATCTTTCCGTATGATCCCGTCTCATTGTTCAGGCCCACGTGCTCGTGTATAAACGCCTCAATTGACTGAGCGTGAGCCTGTATAACATCCTGCGAGTTTGATGGGATACCCTTTGACTTTACCGTGACGTGGTTTGTTGATCCTCCGAGGTGTTCGGGCCTGTCCATAACGTACCCATCGTACCCCCTAGATTCAAAGTATCTAACGATTCCGTACTTGTTATTTTCTATAAGTAGCGGGAAGCCAAAGAATACAGCTGCCATCAGTACATCTTCGTAGAAGATTCTAGCCAGAGGTGGACGTGATGCGTACTCAGCAACGAACATATTGCTTGGGTACTTCATATTAAACTTCAGGTACATATGGCAGGCACCTTTAGATGAACGGCCATCTACAGTAGCGTCTAGGTCATAGGAGTCAACTCCACCACATCCATACATATGGTTAGGAGCCACACGCTTACCGTTCTCGATCTTCATAATACTCCTGTCGTCAGGATCTGGCATCCAAGTAATATACCACCTGCCGTCAGGGTCTGGCTTAAACTGTACCTTAGTATCCTGAACTCCATTCTCCCAGAAGAAGTTACCACGCACCACAGGGTCAGGGTATAGCTCATCGTTGTACTGAATCTGTTCGTATATCTTCCCGATGTTGAACAGACTTGACTTTGTTGAGTCCCTGAACGCCTCGTCTTCTGTAAATGGAAACTGGCGGATGACTTCATTCAGCTCATAGCTGTCGTTTGTCAGGGCCTTTCTCTCATTACGCAAAAACGTCTTAGCTCCAATCTTGATGATGTCTCCATCCATCCCGATGATGGTCTCTTTAGGATCCTCTACAATTGGATTTCCATACTTGTCAAAGAAACCTTCAAGTGCCTCGTATGCGGGGATGAATACCTTATAGAGTCCAGATTTGGTCCTATCGTTATCGTTTCTATCTTTGGGGTCCGAGTTGTAGTACAGATCTCTGTACTGACGACCCCCCTGGTCCAATGGGTTTACTGTAGACCCGACAAGAGCCTTTCCAATAATCTTGCGGCCAATAAGGAGGCAGGTCCTATGTATTCTCCAAGACTCACGTATGTCGCTGGGCTTGAGCCACTTACCAGCCTCATCGAAGAATAATAGATGTGTCTTAGAGCCGTCATATGCGTTGTTGGTTGTATTCTTCCAGTTGATTATAGTGTCGAGTGCCTCTCCACGCTGAGAGGTCTTGTTTGTCTTGGTGATGCGTTTTGCCGGCTCACGGAACGCCAACTCCACACGTGGATTTGTGGTACCATCTTGTATAGGCTTGAAGAAGAATGGATAGGACCTAAAGATAGGAACTACTTTCGACATAAATACAGCCTCCTGTGCGTCAGTTCCAGTCTTGGACATAACACCAAGTAGCTTCTCTTTTACCTGAGTTGCTTCGTCTGTGATGATCGAGCTGCACATATTTGTGTAGCCGGAACGCCTGCATTTCACGTAAATCTGTCCCATACACCTAGGATCAACCTCGCAGGCCATCTGGTGCAGGAACAGCCTACGCTGAAACTCTAGGTACGATGGGTACCCGATGTCTATCCTTGACCACTGCAGAAACATATAGTGGTGTCCTGTGATGTAGGTAGGTTCTCCGTTGTTCATAAACCACACCCCATTCCTTCTGCGATCAAACTCCTTATCAATAATAGGAGAGTAGCGCAGTTGAAACTCACGAGGTGTCTCGTACCACTCGTCCATAGACTTGATGGAAAGAAGATCCTTGGGTAGTTCTATACGCCTCCACATTTGGTCAGCCTTCTTCATATCGCTGAACAAGATGTCTTTCTTGTCCGGTTGCCTTGGAATCTGTATGGTTAGGTCGAACAGCTCTATGATTTCTCCAGCAGAGTTGTCTGGACATATGTTTATTATAGTCTCCTTGTCTACGACCTTCAGTCCAGCCATTATCCTTTTATTTTGCGCTCGGCAAAGCCGGCCTTAAAGTCTCTTTCCTCAGATACCTCATCGTTGTCTTCAAGTGAGCGAATAAGCTCTTCAAGTCGCTGCCTCTCCTGAATCAATTCACGTGCGTCAATAACAGACTGCTTGATAGCACTAAGCTCTGCCTTCCTGGGTGAACCTGTAAGTTCCGGGTCTACAGGCTTACGGATCTCATCGATTAGCCCATTGATTGCCTGCTCCATAGAAGACAACAGCCTACGTGCCGCATCTACCGTGGTGAATTTACTTGATGGCGCTTTCATCTGTGACAAACATCAGGTGATTAAACATCATACGCCACACCTTCTTTCCGTCTACATCCATAGAGTAGTCAGCATTCTTCTCGAAGCGCACGATATCTCCCTTGTATACTCCGTTCTCGTTTAGGAATGGAGAATCTGACCACACTCGGCCAAACTCATTTACTACCTCTTCTGTCTGGATGATTTCAATGATGTCACTCTTAGTCTTGCTAGGCTGTTCTACTGGCTCTACAAATACCCAGTCTGTCATCATATGGATGGTTCCTGTGTCTTTCTTCTTGTAGGCGTAGCACTGCGTCCCAAATCCACCTTCAGGGTTGTATACCACCTTGTACAAGTGCTTCTCTCTGTCGATGCACTGCGCTCCGTTGTAGTCCATTACGTGGTGGTGAATGAACAGCATATCCCCAACCTCGGCACCAGTCTGATACTTTAGTGGTACTGCTACGATTTCAGCGTAGTTAATGCGGTGCTCAAACTCGTTGAACTTAGTTTCCAAGTAGATTTCCTGCCCTCCGATTGTTGTTGTGTCTTTTACACGTTTAGGTAAATAGACGATAAAGTCATATAGTGGTTTCATTCCAGTAAGTAAATTAAATTTGTTTTTTTCTAGAAGTTGCAGTCGAACTCGACCACTACAGGCATACCCTCGATACGCTTCCAGATCATCTGAGCACCATCCTCGTCTTGGATGTAGATGGCATATCTGCGTTCGTTGTGCATATGCAGGTACTTGTCGTCGAGTACAATTGCGGACACGGTATGTGCCCCAGCTTTCTGGCCGATATAGTAGGCCATCGCCTTCATCGGATCTGGCCCGATGACGATCTTTCTGATGATTTCCATAACGTTGTTTTTAATTAATGTCTAACTTGTCGATGTCGGTAAAGTCAATCCTGCTGTCTTCGCTTGACTCAACAGCGTCCACAACTAGGTCAAGCATATCTGCAATTACCTCTACGTTGTTATTTGACAGCTCGATATAGGCTTGTCCCTTATCGGAACCTGTCTTCTGGTAGGATACAACTACGAGCATCTCTACCTCATCGCCCATACCTGATTCTTCAATTCTGTTCTTCAGTTCCTGGTTCTGCTCGTTTACAAACATAAACAGATCCGTGTAGTCTTTAAATTTCATATTGATGTATTAAGCGTATGATGCAATTAGCTTAACGTCTGCTCTAAAACGTCCTGTCTCTCCAGATGTATTGTTGATGGTAAAATTAACTATACCTGCTCCATTTGAATACCATCTAAATGAAAAACCACCACTGCCTGCTGGCTGGTTCCAACCTACGCCTTGGTAGTAGTAAATTTCTTCTGCACCAGGCACAGCTGTAAAGCCTACGCTGTCAAAGAATGTAGTACATCTTCCAATTCTAAACTTTGAATTTGAATCGTTATACAGTACATACTCGATAATTGCGCCCTTATAGAATCCAGATGCGTTGTCGATGGTAATCATTGTCTGAACACCACCTCCAGTTGCAGATCCAAATGATAGGGCTAGGTTCTGTACCTCTGCCTCTCCGCTAAAGTTCTGCGAACCTGATGTCTTGTAGATAGTTGCAGAGTAGGATGAGGACTCTTTTACGGCACTTGTGATACCAGAGAATCTTACGGTACGAGCTCCTGCGTTTCCACTCAGTGAGAAGTCTGTACTTCCACCAAATACTCCAGCATTATTGAACTGGATGTTTCCCTGAGCTCCACCGGGAGGAGTTGACACCTCGTCTGCGATGTGGGCTGTAAGTTCTGCGATAGTAGTATACCCAAATTCAGCAGTTGAATCTGTATACAAACCGATATATGGGTTAGTAGTCAAGTCCAGCATACCACCAGACCAGTTATTCATAGCCTCTAGAGAGAAGGTACCAGTAAGTGAATCGTACAGGATAGGCGTTACTGCAGTGAATACGGGGTCGTCAGAGAAGTACTGGCGTAGTGTCTCGATAGAGATACCCTTATACTGCGTGGCAGATGTGTCGTAGATCAGAAGACCATCGTTCTGGCTGATCTCGTCAAAGGCTAGCTGCGATAGCACACCAGTAGACAGCAAACTTACTACGTTAGCTGTGTAGTTGATTGGAGATGCGGCCGTAAAGATAGCGTTGGAAGAAAATGCGTTAGCTCCAAGCTCTCTGGTGACGAGTTTATTGGTCCCGTCAATAAAGATTCCAGTAAGCTCTGCGTTGTCTACAGATGGGGCTGTGGTAAAATACTGGTCACCATTCACCTCGATGGAGGTTGTGCCAAGCTTTAGTGCGGAGTCGTTTCCAAGTCCGTCCTCGATTGTCTGCCTAGTAGATGACAGGGTTGATGTCTCTGTCTTCAACAGCTTCGTGTAGCCGTCTTTTACCCTTACTGAAGTTAAGCTCGCCATTATCTCGTATTTTTGTACAAATATATGAAATTAAGTATGAAGCGTTTTCGTAAACACCCTTCCAAGAAGTTCCGAGAGTTCTCTAAAGCAGACCCTGAGAAGATTGGAGTGAGCTACTGCAGTAACCTTGCATCGGCTGTTGGTGACTACCGTGATGATCGAAAGCTGTCCTTTGCCCACATAGCCTTTATGTTGTGGGCGTATGAGTACGAGTTCTTCACCATCCCCTACGCATCTAAGCGTTCTGGTTTCTCTGAGAGCTATATACGTGGAAAGGTTCTGCCTACCATACGTGCATACGGACTTATAGATATTATGTACAGCAGGAGAAATGAGGGCATCACTATGGAGCAGCTGGCTATGCGTAACATCGAAAAAGAGGTGTACAGCAATCGGTACTCCTTGACTCAGAAGGGTAAGTTACACGTGCAGGACTTCTACAAGAAACTGGAGGGCAAGTCCGCCATCAAGAGAAAGAAGTACTGGCTGATAGGTGGGCAGATTGTAGACCCACAGAGATAGCCTACTTCTTACTCCGGTTCCTCTTCGCAGATATAAACTTAGCCTCATCGTGGTCGTAGTCTAAACCGTCACCATTGCCGTAGGTACCTGCCTTTCTATTCATCTTATTCAAGAACGCTCTGTACTTCTTACGCTCCTCTGACTTGTTATACTCACGCTGGTACTCTCTGCGCTTCTCCGCAGCTTCTGGGTTCTCCTTGTAGTACTTGGAGGTCTTACTTACTTTCATTTTTAATTTTCTTTTCAGCTTCTAACATAGCCTTAGTAGGCTTCTTTCCAGAGCCCTTGTTAGCACGGATATTATCCCACAGCCCTCTCTTTGAGTAGGTGCCGTCTGCTCTTTTGATTAGTTTCATTGGTGCTTCTCTTTGATCCTGAACGATGCCTCTAGGCTAGCTCCCTCGTGGGGGACGAACTTGCCCTCGTGCTTCATTAGGAAGTAACGGCCCTTCTCGGACATCCAGTGGTATCCCTCTGGTGCCGTTACCATCATCTTGTTATTCTTCTTGGTGATCTTCATTCCTCCTCGGAGTAGTAGCAGGCTTTGATCTTGTAGTGGGTAGGCTGTTCTTTTCCTACTTTAACTGCAGCCATCACTTGCTTGACAGCTTCATCCAGGGTCATAGCCTTCACTTCTACCATACGGCCAGACTCCATATAGCCTCCTTCGTTGTACTTCTTGATCTTCATTTCTTCATCATTTTAAAGTCCTTACCCGTGATCTTACCATCCTGGTCCTTGTCCATCTTTACCTGACCACCTGTGAGGTATTTCTTCATCATACCGCCCATACCATACTTGGGCATCATCTTACCCCCTGCGGAGTATTTCTTATTGCACTTCATAACTTACTTCTTTTTAGCTTTTTTCATAATCTTAAACGCCTGCTTTCTCAGGTACTTCGCCTCTGCGCTAGGTCCATCTCCTGATGGAAACATAGCCTGCACGAGTGGATCGTATCTGTCGTGCTTCATAGGATCGTATGCTGCCTCTTTAGGCTTTCCTGCAAACGTGTCCTGGTAGTAGTTGATAACAGACTTCATCTGCTCAGGGTCTCTCTGGTACTTCTTGTTAGAGGCCGGTGACTTCACCTTCAGGTCTTCTGAGAACGCCATAATCTCGGTAGGGATATTGGGTGTGCGTTTCACCATAGGTGACTTAGCTCCCTTCTTTACGGTTTTCATTTCTTCTTTGCGTTAGTGCGTTCTAATCGTTTCATAGCGTATCCAAAAGCCTTCTGTGAGTTGATCTCACGTCTAGTGGCGTATGTATCTCTCTTGCTTAGTGTACGGTCTTTCAGCGCCTGCTCACGTGGTGAGGCATCTGAAGCTGTTCCTCTCCTGATGTACCGTATATCTTGGTTTAGATTCTTCTTGCTGGTCTTGTACATATAGTTCTTATCACCAGACTTGTAGGAGACATCCGCCCCCTTCTTGCACTTAGGATCTTCTCCAACCATACAGGTAGAGGTAGATTGATCTCCAGAGTCTCTTCTGTCCTTATATATAGCCTTCATAGTGGCGCTGATCTCTGGACTCTTTCTCTGGGAATTTTTCTTGTTCTCTTCTATCTTGGCGATGGTCTTTTTCAGCTTCTTCTCACGTGCCAGTCTCTCTGTCTTGAACTTGTCAAAGACCTCACCTGAGTACAGCTCTGAACCAGATCCCATATTAAGTGTCGTGGTCTCTTTCTCAGTCGGAGCTACCTTGTCCCACGTCTTATCTCTCTGGAGCGTTTCCTTAACAACTTCCATATTGGGGTTGTTAATCATCTCCTTAGCTTCCTTGCGTGAAACACCCTTCTTAGCGAAAGCGTATCTGATGCCTTTTACCTTTGGCTTGTTAGTCATTTCATACGGGTGTTATACTTTCTACGCATCTTCTGATTGTAGGACACTAGGTCGTTAAAAGTACGCCTTGTATTGCCTTCCTTGTTTCTTTCTACAGCAGCCTGTGCCATAAACTTCTCCCCCTCTGTAGCATTGGAGGCTGTTCCCCTTCTGACAACCTTGATGTCTTTTCTCTCCTGAGCTCTAGCTGCCCTAGATCTATACTTTGTCGGGAGGCTTATATCTACCCCGATCTCGTTTATAGTCAGTTTAGCAGGCTTACGTTTGTTTAGGCGCTCCTCTTGGAATGCCTTAAAGTCCTCTACAGTCTTTCCAGTGGGTCTTTCCACATACTCTCCCCTTCTGGTTTTCATCTGGGCGAGCTTCTCCTGGTCAGCAGCACGAAGCATATCCTTAGCCTCAGACCTGGATACACCCTTCTTAGCTAGGGCGTACCTGAGTCCAGATACTTTAGGAGTCTTGTTCGTCTTCATAACTTGTCTTTAGAGATACAAATATACATACTTTTGAGACTTGTAAGGGACTCTATGGGGTGATAGATAAAATCTATTAAGATACCCTTTGTGATAGATTTTCTTTAAAGCGTACTTGCATATATCATTTTTTTCTTGTAACTTAGCAGCGTCATAGGACGTAAGTAAGATGCCGAACACGTCCACACGCTTCCCCGCTTAACAGTTGCATCGCACTGCCAACACGCATAGAGCACAGCGCAGGGGCCCCCAAGCCCCCTAGCCAAGCGATACTGAAGACACTACTAAGGAGGTTATGGGGATGCTGTATACTCCGCCCTGAGATCTTCATTGTATCCCATAAAATGACAGATTTCATAACATAATTCCGAACATACCCGAATTACTTCCCAAAATTCGACAGATTCATCAAGGTACAATTTGTGGAACATATGAGGGGGGGGGTGATTAACCTGTGGATTGCATAGAGTTCAAAGTAGGGTGGGGATAATATATATATTTCACACGCTCCGACCGCAACACCGAAACGAAATTCTGAACCCAACCCCCCTTGAACAGCGTCAAAATGCGTGTGGTTTTTGGCGTTTTTGATATGCTTGTTACAGCAGTTAATTGAAGTAGTAGTTTAAGTTTGTGATGGTTTTTTGGAGGAGGAGGAGAGGGACAATCCCCTTCCCCCTTTTCCTTCCCCTTTCCTACCCTATTTACCCTCCTATACATAAAGGCATTACATACCTTCCCATTGCCCCCGTTCCTGGAACGTATGTTTTTGGGCACGTTCTGCCGTGCTGTTGTGCAATTCTGCCCTGCTGTAAACTTTTTTTCGTCCGTAAACCCTTGATTTTGTTGGGGTTTCCGAGCGAGTTGCGATTTTCCGTAAAAATAATTCTTGCATATCCGAATTGATGCCGTAAGTTTGCAATGTCAAACAACAACAACAAACCCCCTAAACAAAACACGCTATGAAAATTCAAGACCTTCAGAACTACGCCACCGCAAAGGGTATGAACTTTAGCCTGCTGACCAACGAGTTCGGTGAGCAGTATGCCGGCATTGAGTGGAAAAACAAGTACGTTTGGTACTGGTTCCGTGATGCAGTAGATTACACGCTGTTCACCGAGCGTTACTCACAAAACACAGGCCGCTCACAAGGCGCAGGAGTACGAACCGCTTGGCGTGCCGCTTGGAAAATTGAGCAGGCTGTTGAGGAGTTCACCAAAGGTTAACTGACGAGGATTGAATATCCGAAACGGGCGAAAGCCCGTCTTAACCAACACCTAAAAACACACGTTATGAGCATTCACAAATTTGTAATCAAGTTCAGCAACCGCAAGAACAACAAATGCGTCAGTTTAATTGGTTACTTAAATGAGACAGGGTGGGGATTCTGCCAGTACGGCTCCTTCCGAAGTGAGCACGAAAGCAAGTACATCAATAGCACAGCGGAATTTATGTCGGCACTTGAAAAGTACCTATGCAATCCAAGCCTAATGATTTACAGCGTTCAAGTGGACGGCAATTTGCCTACAAAATTTCAGTATTGGAATGCCGAAGGAACCCAGCAGGCACGTCAGGTTGTGGCTGAACTAATCGCAAAGGTTAACTGATGAGTCCTAATTGGACGAAACGGGCGAAAGCCCGTCTTAACCAAAGCACTAAAAAAACACGTTATGAAAAACTACAAAGAAGGAAACGTTTACCACCTGAACGGAGTTTACGATGGGTACAAAGTAACGTTCAAACAGCACCCTGAAGGATTTTACGAAGCATATTCCAACGGACACCTCGGAGGCGCAACGTATTTCGGAACACTTGAGGAAGTAGAAAATTTCTACAACGACTGGATGGCCGAATTGAACGCAAAAGGTTAACTGACGAGGCTTAAGTAGCCGAAACCCCTTCGGGGGTATTAACCAAAGCACTAAAAACACTATCAAAATGAAATCATTTATCTTAACTACCGGCAAAATTGTAAAAGCGCAAAGCCGCTTGGATGCCCTTAAATCTCAAGACCTGTTCATCTACTGGAAAGGCAACAAGCCTTATGGCCTTGAATACTACGGGGCAAAGAATGAAATCTACGCCAAACTTGTAAAGTAATCTTAAAACACTACCAAAATGAAAACAAAGCAAACCTACTACTTTTGGGTACACAACGGAGAGAAGTACGTTATCGTTGACGAAGTAATTTGCTCCCAACCTTGGCGAACCAACATATACAAATATATTGAGGATTCCTTTAATAAAGGCGTTATCTCTGAATTTGGCTACACCTACGACAAAGAAACCATCAAGTAAAAAGGTTAACTGAAGAGGATTGAATATCCGAAACCTGCTCCGGCAGGTCTTAACCAAAAAAGTTAAAGAATGAAAGCACACACCATCACCCACAACGGCAAGACCTTCTATGCTGTTCACGCCTTTTGGCCTGCCCGTTACCTGAAATCTTGGGCACTACTTGACAACGAGGAATTGAAGACCAACAGCACTACGCTGTACTTCCGCACCAAGACCGCCCTTGTCCAACACGTTGAAAATAACTTCTAATTAAAACAAAATGAAAACAAAAGAATTTAACCGCATTGTAGACCTGATGGAGGAATTGAACTACGCCATCCTTGAGTATCAAGAAAAGGAGGATAGCGTAATCACCGAAAAGGTAATTGACCTTGCCCAAATGAAGCACGAAGCAACGGAATTGCAGGGCACTATTTTGTCTGCCGCAATCTCACTTGCGGAAGCCGGTGAAGCAACCAAGTGGGCACGTAAATGCTCCATCACAGGCCAAGGTATGAACGAGGGATGGTACTGCGAAGACCTTGGTACCTACTTCAAGTACGAAGACGATGCCCTGAATTTTGCACAGGAACATACCTACGCAGACCTTGAATGCGCCTATGCCGATGAGTTTATGTACTGGACGCAATGGGAGGATGACTCTGACTTTGAGTACGTTCAGGTTGGCCCAAAAGTTTGGGCGCTACTTGACTTTGAAGTTTATTAAAAAAAACTTGCACAGGTAAGAATTAGTAACTACATTTGACAAATCAAAATAATTCAAACAATAAAACAAAATAAAATGTTTAACAAGCACACCTGGGTTCAAGAGGAGCGAGACACCCTCCTTGAATATGCAAAAGACGGAGCAACACACGATGAGTTGCACGACCAGTTAATGTCAGACATCGATACGGCCTGCATCTACTATGCGGACTGCTTTGACATCATTAAAACATTAAGATTTACCGACTGGTCAAAGGCCGAGTTTGAGGTCAAGAATGTTACTGAAGCGGCATACTGCGCTCTTTATGAGTTGTCAAATGAGTGCATCGACATCGATGCAATCCTTAAAGAATCAGGAAATGCAGGAGCAACCAACGAACAAAAAACAAACAATTAAACAAAATGGAAAACACAAGAAAAATCATTGACCGCCTAAACGCTATGGAAGACCAAAGCGAATTTTACTACGGAGTGTTCTGCGTTGCAGACCGGATGCAGGCAAACGGCTACGAAGTAGAGGCATTGGACGAGTTCTTTTTTGACGCTAAAAATGAGTACACGGCGTTCTTATTGAGCGAGTTCAACGTGGACACAAAGAGCGAACTTGACTGCATTGATGACTATTTTTTTAACAAGTAATTCAAACCACTATGAAACCATCTATCATTTTAGTCCGGACAGCCATCGCCCTGATGCTGTTGCTTACCGCCCGCTTCTTGGAAGCCTACGAGTACGGACAGGCCATCATCTGCACCTTTATCACCTTTGTACTATGCTTGGCGGACGTGCAAATTGAAATCATTTACGAACAAAAAAACAAATTAAACAAGTAAACAAAATGGAAAACGAAAAACTTAATCAAATGATTCAGGCCGCTATTGAGTGGGCTGGAAATGTTAACGGGAAGCAGGGGTTGTTTGACATATCTTATGCTATGGGACTTGACGAAACGCATTGTTCCGGCTGCGAAGATGATACCCCGCACTTTGACAAATGCTGTGTTGTTTGCGGCCAGTACAACGAGCAAATGATTCAGGCCGATAAAGTTACTTTTTGGAGAGTTACCGAAATTGATTGGGACACTGATGGGAACTTTATTGCCCACCTACCTACGGAAAGGACAATTATGCTTCACGAAGGCCAAGATGAAGACGATATTGCCGATATTTTGAGCGATAATTATGGATGGTTCATAAACTCCTTTAAATCCGAACAAATTGAAATGCCAACTAAATAAGTAAACAAAATGAAAACACAAATCACCAACCAAGACCTGTTTAATGCAAAGCAAGTACAGGTTGACATCCACAACACAGGCAAGTCCTACAACGTATCCGTATCTTGGGTTGAAGAAGGGCAGAACCTACGCCAAGAGTGGGACGGAGAGTTTGGTCGCAACGACTTCTTGAATGAGTTTGGCTTCCAATTAGTGTCAGACCACGAAGCAGAAGAAGAAGAGTTGGTTACAATTTGGACTTACTACCACGGAACCGAAGCCGGTGCTATTGACTTCTTGGAGGAATGGTATGAACTACTTGGAACGGAGCCGGAAGGTAGTTTGACGAGCAATGGCTTCGGAGAAGAAGCGTGGTACTTTACTGCTGAAATTCCTAAATCGCTCGTGGAAAAATTAAATCTTGAAGAAGATTGGTTTGTAAAATAATTCAAATAAAAAATAAACTATGAAAATCTACATCCTCCACGAGGCGCACTCACTATGCGACTACAACGACCACGAGGCGTTCACCGAATACGAGGACGCAAGGGGATTGTTCGAGCAAATAAAGGCTTCGGTTGAGGCAAGGGAGCAAATCGAAGAAGTATACTCCGATGAGAACGATGAGTACTACGTTCAGGTGGACGGGGACAGCATCCGCCTCTACATCACGGAGCACCAGTTGTAAACAAAAATTTAACTAACAAAAAAACAAGTAAAAAAATGGGACGTTCAGTAAGTTACCTACCAAACGCACAGGCCGTTGTCTACTTCCAATTTGATGAAGAAGAACACGTCTTGTTTGACTACCTAATTGAGGACATACAGGAGCACGTTATCGGCCTGTACCCAAAGTTTGAAACCACCGATGAGTGGGTCGGAGAGAACAACGTAATCCTCCGGGATGGAGTTGTTGAAATCGCCATCGCAGAGTACTGCGGAGTTGTGTCCCTGTCTACACGTATGGATGAAACCGATACAGCATACCTATCAAGCAAGGAGACACTTGCCTTGGAAGAAGATGCTGTTGAATGGATTGACAAGCACTTCAGCCGTGCGGTTAAACCTTGGGCGCAGATGAAGAAGATAGGGTCTTTCAGTAACGGAGAAGCGGTATATGAACAGGTATTGGGCTCTTGACCGGATGGATAAAATTCTTGAGCACCTAACGCATCAAGAAATCTTTGAACTAATTGAAAACAAACTAAACTTAAAAATTCACGTTATGCTTACCACCGAAGAAAAAGTAAACAAGGTTACCAAGGGATTGAGCGAGGATATGAAACGCAGAGCCGTACACCATATCACGCAGGAACTATTCACGTCCCGCAACTGGAACCGGGATGGCTATATGTACGATGGAGTGTTCTTCTCCAACGATGAGTACAATGCTGTTCACGATATGTGCATACCACGAACTGCCGCACTTGGGAACTAATGGCGAAGTTAACCTACAGCCAGCCAAAGACCGCATACATTGAGTGCGACCTCGGAGACCTTGACGAGTACCTGTACAGGCACAGGTCAAAGTACGGAGTGGAAACGGCAGATGGCCTTGAAATCTTCTGCGACAAACACTTTGAGTATGACTACGATATGACTATGGTAGCCGCTGTTGACTACTTTGAAATCTTGGAAATGTACGACTGCATCACCTTGCAGAACACCACGCTGAACGGAATCAAAGCACGTACAGCACTTGGCAAAGAAATAATAATAGACACCTTAAACCATTACTTCAATGAACTTCTTTAACTTTAACTATTACAAGGAGATGAAAAGACCAACACCTGAAACCATAGCACACGTTATGGCGGGCAGAATCGAGATGCTGTCCTTGGTCTTTATCGACAGCGCAATGAATATGCCCACGGATGGGTACCTAATTCCCACCGGAGACACGCACCTATCCGCACACCACTACATTATGAAGGAGGACTGGGTACGGCTGTGGCTTGAGAAGGCAGGCCCCGCTCCACGGGGATATTACTACGGCCTTGTTCAGGAGGGGCAGAAGTACAGCCTCAATATGTACGAGCGGTTCGACAGGCTTGAAGATGCTATGTTCGCCACTATCTACACAGGCGCAACGTATGCTTATGACGTTAAGAACAGGACGCAAATCCAATTCCAATGAAAGTTTACGTCCTACATTTTAAGAGAACCGACAGGTTCGGTGTTGAGGGCACGAGAGAAATTTATCACAATCACTCTTCTAA